GTACTTCTGCCGCGTGATGGATTCGGCAACCAGTCCTGATTACGTTGACTCCACCAAGTGTATTGTTACCGTTACGTAATAAAAAAAACCCCCGAAAGGGGGTTTATTCTGTTCTGACATATCTAAAAAACAACTTATCTTGAGATATCATCTTTAATTTGCCATCTCGCTCCATTCTTCTTGCTATCCTCCGCATGTTACCATGCGAAGATTTAAATTTATGGACATAAATCCAGCCGTAATATTCAATCATTTCGTTCACATGGCTTTCTTTTTTTATTTTATGAATGGCTCTCATTATCACGCCTTCCTCGTCTTATTTTTAATCGCCAACAAAATCAGATTAGCCATAAACTCAGATCGCTTTAAGTGAATGGCAATCGCGTAATTAATGTCAATGCACTGTCCGGCATAGGCGGATATGACATCAGCATCTGTTTGGTCAACCACCATTGGTTTTCTCCCGCAACATCATACACACTCATCAAGCTGGCGGCGCAACATGCATAGCGCACCGCGTGGCATTGCCTGGCGACTCACGCCGTCGAAAATCTTCCGGTTGAGGTAATTGGTCACTCGCGGCCTGATAGCCTGCCAGCACGCCTTAATGCTGCCATTTACCGGGCGGCGCTCGAGCATGGCGAACTTTGCAGATAGTTCCAGCGTCACCAGTGCATCAAGGTATTGCTCGCAGGCATAGCGATTTTCGTTATCCATCATCATTTACCATGGTTCTCATGAAAATCATACTTAACCTCCGCCTTTCTCCTTGTTTCAGATTCCATATTTAAGTCAGAAAACAATCCAAGATGAATCTTTACACCATCAACTTTTATGTTTGAGGCCCATTTTTTATGTTGTTTATCCCATGAAACACCAGTAACACCTGATTTGTTTGTCACCCTGAACTTCATGTTGTGATTATTCTCTTTTGGAGTGACAAGCCTGAGGTTATCTATCTTATCGTTTGTTTTATTGTGGTCTATATGATCAATCTGCATTCCGTCAGGAATTTTCCCATTATGCATTTCCCAGATGATGCGATGAACAAGATACTTGACGCCATAGATTCCAACAATCTTATATCCATTGCCTCCTACCGCCTTCACCTCGCTTCCGATTTTCACTCTGTTTGAGGTTCTTATCTTCCAGTAAATAGCCCCATCACAATAATAAAAAATATCTGACCAATCAGTTATTTTCATCGAATGTCACCCCTACCATTGCAAGTAATTTTTTCGCCATCAACTCGGCCTCATCATAGGTAAACCCGCAATCAACGTACAGGTCAATGTAAAATCTCAAATCAGCATCAGTTTCGCTCATCTTATGCGCTCCTTATGGCTTACAGAATCAATCTACGTCAGCTTTGCACGCCCTGTCAATGGTATAATTACGTCATTATGAAAACAGGATTTAGACATGAGACAACGCACACCGCTAACAGAAATCGGAGAAATGCGCATCTCCCTGGATGACAAGTCTTTTTTCTTCAAACCATCATTTGCGGCGATGAATGAGCTTGGCTCACCAAAAGAGATTGTCGAGCTGTATGCTACGCTTAATGGCTATGAATACGCGGCTGTACTTGGCGCCATTCAGTCATTGCCATACGGCGCACAGATTCAGGTGGCAAAAATCCTGTCGCGTCCTGCCTATGGCAAGAAAGTGCTCAGCGCTGCCTGCCTCATCATGCAGTCCTGTTGCGATGATGATATCTCGGTGCTCATTGGATCATGGAAGCCGACTCCGCGCGGTGTTAAGTACGTCACCGGACGAATGCCAGTAAATGACATTATTATTATTGCTCGCAACCTGATGGAACATGGCGTCATCGGAAAGTCTCCGCTCAAGGTTCCTCAGCGCTCGGAAAACCAAAAGCGCACAACCAGTGAGTTGAGAATGTCGGATTACATCATCTCAGCTCGCACCCATTTCGGAATCACCCGCGAGGAAGCCGAAGACCTGACCATGACCGAGTATCAGCAGATGATAAAATCAAAATACCCGGAACCGGAAGGCATGACGCGCGAGCAGTATGATGCTTCCTATGAGCGGGCCAAACTGAATAAACAGAAACTGAAAGAGAAAGCCGCCAGAAAGGCCGCTAAAAGCAAAGGAGCAAAATAATGGCAGAAGAAGTTGGCGGCATTGTCTATGAGGTTGGCATTGACACATCTCAGTTAGCAGCTGGAAGTCGTGAAATAGAGTCGATGCTAAATGACCTCAGTGGGAACATGGGACGGCTCGAGGCCAGTGTAAACAGGACGGAGCGCTCTATAAGCTCAATGGAAGGAACCATGTCGAGCCTCACTGGTGTCGCAAAAGGCTTGCTTGCAGCACTTTCCGTGCAACAGGTTGGCGCCTACGCTCAGGCGTGGCAGGATATGAGTAACAAACTCTCTAACGCCGTGAGAGATTCGGTTCCGCCGTTTGAAACCCTTGCCGATGTAACTAATCGTGTTTTTGATATCGCGCAGAAAACACGCTCAGGACTTGACGCAACGGCCACCTTGTACGCCAGACTTGAGAGGTCTACCAGAAGCTACGGTGTAAGCGTGGAAGACCTGACAAGGCTGACAACAATAATCAATCAGGGTTTTGTTGTATCAGGAGCGTCAGCTGAGGAGGCGAGCAACGCAATTATACAGCTTGCACAAGGCATGGCATCTGGCGCCCTTCGAGGAGATGAGTTTAACTCAGTAAACGAGCAGGGAAACCGGCTCATGATAGCTCTTGCCGACTCTCTGGGTGTTGGCATAGGTGAGCTTAGAAATATGGCCGCCCAAGGCAAATTGACAACTGATGTTATAGTTAATGGCCTTCTTTCGCAGGGAGACAGTATTGGGAGAGAGTTCGCCAAAACAACTTCTACCATCAGCCAGTCTCTGGAGATAGCCGGAAATAACGTTGCAAGATTCTTTGGGGAAAACGCAACGGTAAAAACAGGCGTAAAAATCTTTAGCGATTTAGTGATACTGGCAAGTGAAAACATTCAGGCCCTCGGCACAGCACTAACCATTGTAGCTGGCGTAATGGGGAGCCGTTATGTTGGCGCGCTGGCAATGTCCACTGCCGCGAAAATATCAGATATAGCGGCATCAAGACAGCGATTAATAGCTGAGAATCAGCAGGCACAATCTGCACTCTTTGCCGCCAATGCCGCCCGGAGAAAAGCTTTCGCTGATAAAGAGGCGGCGCTAACAGCTTTGTCGGTGGCCAAGGCTGAATATGAGGCCGCCAAAGGCAGCGCCGCAGAGATGCTGGCGCTTGATGCTCTGGTTGCAGCAAAATCAAGAGCTAGAGCAGCGTCACTATCCCTTGCTCAGGCTGAAAACGCACAGGCTACGGCATCAGCGAGAGCAGCATCCGCGGCAAGAGCTGCATCGGTAGGAATTGGCCTTGCCAGAGGTGCGCTTGCATTGATAGGCGGGCCAGCAGGCGCGGCGATGTTGGCGGCGGGGGCAATATTTTACTTTTGGCAGAAAGCACAGCAAGCCAGAGAAGAAGCAATCCGCTTTGCTGATGGCCTGGATGAAGTTAATGCCTCAATGAAGGAGATGAACAACACCAAGCTCAGGGGGGTGATAGCTGACACCAATGTTTCAATTAGGGCGCAAGAGGAAGCTATTAGCGATCTGAAGGACACCATTTCAGACCTGCAATCCGATTACGAGAAATATACAACGCTTGCAAGAAAGTACGGGGTTGCCGAAGATCAAAATAATGGGTTCGTGATTAAGGCAACGGATGCCGCAGACCAGTTAGCTAAAAAGCGTAGGGATTTAGCTGATGCTGAGGAAAAACTAGCAAGAACTCAGGAAACAGCAGCCGAAGCAAGCAGGACCCTTACAAACAACATGCTCACGTCCATGGGTGTGCATGATGGTCTGATTGAGAAAGGTTCGACTCTTGAGAGAGTGCAGGGCGCTGTAGCAAGAGCATTTGGCCTGACTGCCGATGAGATAAACCGAGCAAATCAGGCAGGCCAAAACTTCAACCCAAAATCCTTGCAAGTGTCGCCCCCAACAGAAGAAGCTGACAAGATAATCCTCAATCTTGAGGAGCAAAACCAACTTTTAAAAATACAGGATGAAAGACAAAGGGCAGTAACAAAGGCGAGAATGGAGGCAGCTAAGGTAACTGATAACCCCAATCAGATAGCCAGAGCTGGTGAGCTTGCAGGGCAGATATATGATTTAAATGAGGCTGAGAAAGCAAGAGAAAAAGCGCAAAATGATTCTCAGTCAGCGGCCAACAAGGCAGCCACAGAGCAGGAGAATATCGCCAATAAACTTGAGCAGCTTCGCCAGGAGTCACTGCTTACCGCTGAAAGTACAAGAGAGCTTAGCCGCGAACAGTCAATACTGGCTGCTCAGCAATCCCTTGGCAAGGGGGCCACTCAGGAGCAGATTAATCTTGCCGGGCAATATGCGGCTAAGGCATGGGATAATGCCAACGCGATCAAAGCTCAGGCAGAGGCAGAGAAAAAAAGAGTCGAGGCTGTCAAGGGGTTCGCTGCATTAAAATCGCAGACATCCCCAATGTTTGCCGTTGAAACAAATTATCAGAAGGATTTAGCAGCGCTCAATGCTTACGCAGTAGCTTACCCGCAAAAGATAGCGGAGGTTGAGCAGGCTAGAGCAGCTATTGAGGAGCAATATCGACAGCAGCGCCTTGATGCCATGTGGCAGGAGTGGAGCCAGCAGAATGCGGCTACGCAAGCAGCAGCTGCTGCATTTGATGCTTTTGGGCAAACAGCAAGCAATGCCTTGACCGGTGTTCTGACTGGCTCAATGTCTGTTAGCGAGGCGCTACAGTCAATAGGGAGTAATGTGTTAAATGCGGTTATTAACTCTTTCGTTCAGATGGGTGTGGAGTGGCTTAAATCAGTAATAATGGGACAGGCAGGAATGGCAGCAGCATCTGCCGCAACCGCCGCTCAGGCGGCAGGAATAGCAGCGGCTATGGCGCCGGCAGCGGCAATGACCTCGCTTGCCACGGCTGGCGCTAACGCAATCCCTGCACAGGCTGGCATTGTTTCCACCGTTGGTGTGGCTAAAGCCATGTCTGTTGCTGGAGCATTGAAAAATGGTGGCCCTGCACAGGCTGGCTCTATGTATCAGGTTGGCGAGAACAACCTGCCTGAAATCTTCCAGGCCAGCAATGGCAATCAGTACATGATACCTGGCGACAACGGAAAGGTTATCAGCAACAAAGACCTTAGCGGCGGTTCTTCTGGTGGTGGCTTGATTATAAATAACAATGTTTATAATAATTCAAGTGGAGCAACAGCAACTACCAGTGCGAGAGACAATGGGGATGGCTCGATTACAATTGAAACAATCGTCGCAGATATAGACAATGGAGGCGCTGTTGGGCAGGCAATTTCAAGGAATTACAGCACCAACAGAAGAGCTACAGAGTAAAAAAAGCCCCTTACGGGGCTTCTTTCATTATCTCATTCATAAGTTCTGGTGAATATTTAAGCCACTCCGTTGCGCCGTTAAAGCCTTTAAAACCACTGGATTCGTATTTCTTATGATAATAATTTTCAATTTTACGAGCCTTAACTCCATCTGTTTTTATTTTATGTATGAGATCAAAATCAAATGGAGTGACTATCTTCAAGTGCCTGACCCTATTTTTTATATCCTTTGTAACGCCAACTTTTATCGAGCCCTCTCCCATCAAGAAGTACACAAAAGAAACTCTGTTTCTATCAAATCCCCTAACTGCGCAAGATGGGCATCCTTTTCCAGATATGTGCGCGGATGGAGTCTGCTTGAAATCACCATGCTTCATGCATGTTATTGTCACAGGCGTGTGGTTATTTTTATATTTAACATTATTATAACCATATTTATCCCCATGGATAGAAATTGCCTTGCTGACAAATCCAGTGGAGTTCATTTTCTTCTTTCCTGAACACATGGAACAGCCAAATCCAGCAAGGTGACTATAAGCCCTTTGCATAAACTCACCGTGGTATCGGCATGTTATAGATACTTTGTCATGAATTTTGTTAAATTTTACAAGATTGTAGTCATACTTGTTGCCGTGAACATCTTTGGCTCTAGAAATGAATTCTTCAATGGTGATCTTTGCTGGCATAAACAACCTCGTAGCAGGTTCGTAGATTGAGGGTGCAGCAGGATGTCTACGTTCATCTTTTCGTCTGGCCGGACTAGCTGCACTGTGATTGTACCATCAACGTGCTAAAATACAACAATACAAAATGGAGACCGCTATGGCTATCCCTTACCCATCATGGCTTCCGCTGGCGCAGCGGGCCAGCAAGAACATGACGACTCAAACCCCATTCCGCAGCGATCAGCCTGCGGTTGGGGCGCCAATATTTCAAAAGTTAACTACCGATGTTGCAGTAACATGGAGTTTGACGTGGGTTTTTACTCTGGAGCAAGACCGGGCTTTCATGCAGTGGTTAAGGAGTCCCAAGTATCTCAATAAATGCAACGAATGGTTTACAATGGATGTTGATCTTGGGGGTAGTGGAAGACAAAACCAGACATTGCATTTTACTGACTATCCCGTTCAAACCAGCATCAATGGTGGCGTCGTAACATGGACAGGAAACGTGATAGCAAAAACGTTAAATAATAGTGATGATGGCTCTGATGATATTATCGTTGAATATCCACCAAGCCAAAGATTGTGGCTCGATGAAATTGTTAACAGAGACTGGCCGGAGTATCCATAATGCCAACATTGCGTGAATACCAGTCGAAAAGACCAAACTGGAAACTGTATGACACCATAACCTTTTATCATTCTTCATTTGGTTATGTCCGGCTAGTTGGCAATGAGTTTTCTGATATTGTACTTGGCGGTCATACTTACCAGCCAGTGCGCATGGATGTAACCAGAAGCCAGCAATCGAACACACCGGTAATCAATGCCACGCTGAAGTTTGCGCGACTGGCTAATGACTTTAAGCAATATTTAAAGTTATGGTCAGGTTCTGGACGCATTGAGCCTATCACTGCGTTATACCAGCGTTTTGACGAGACCGACAAAGACACACCATTAAAACCATATACGCTTTATGTGAACGATGTGACGCTTGATCAGTCTGATGTAACTGTCTCCATCTCCATAAAAAACCCAATTAATGGCAACGTGGCAAAACTTTATGACATCACAGAATTTCCCGGACTGCGTACCGTTTGACGATTTTGAAAGGATGATGCTTGGAAAGCCATACGTCGACAGATGTTGTCACGTTGATGCAGTGGACTGCTGGGGTTTGGTGGTGCTGTTCTATCGCCTTTGCATGAATGTTAATGTCCATCATGATAATTCATATTCAAGTGGCGGCGATTTTGTCACTTGTTTCAATGGAGAAGTTTCATTCTGGAAAGATACCGAACAGCCAAAAGCTGGCGATGTGGTGGTTGCCTATAGAGGGAGTCATCCGGTACATGTCGCGCTATGGTGGGGGCGTGATAAAATACTGCATGCGCGAGAGAAAACGGCAGTCAAGACAGACCGCCTTAAAACACTCGAAAAATTATCAACAAAATTAAGGTTCCTGACTTATGCCGGTTATTCACATTCAGAAGATGCCAGGTGTTCCAAAAGAGACGGGTAATGTCCCTGCTGGCACTAATCTGTGGAGATGGCTGGAGAATTCCGGCCTTCCATCTGATATCAGGATTGCACTGAATGGCCGCATTTTTGGCCCTGATGATGAATTGTCGATATCGTTAAAGCAAAACGATATTGTTAACATTTACTGTCAGCCTCGCGGCGCCATTGGCGACCTTATCAGCACGATACTCAAGCCTGTAACTAAGGTTCTTTCTTTTCTGCTGCCAAAAGCATCAACGCCATCAACCAGCACCGGCACGACTGTTGAATCACCCAATAACAGCCTGAAATCGCAAACCAATATTGCGCGAAACGGAGAGGCAAGACCTGACAACTTCGGTCAGGTAAGGGCATTTCCAGACCTGATTCAGGAATCGCTTTTTGAATACATTGACGATCTGAAGTACGTCACCGAGTTCATGAATTTTGGCCTTGGGAAATATACCATTTCATCGGTTCGCTATGCGGAAACTAACCTTGGCTCTCTGCCAGGCGCCACTCATGTCATCTACAATCCAGGTGATGTGATTGGACAAATCATTGAGCCTTATCAGTTCGACGGGCTTGATGGTCAGGAGGTTCCAGGGCTAAACGAATCGGATACAACTCCTGTTGAGTCTGCAACAACAACATCTGTTACCAGCGGTGATTATGCTGGCGGTCAGCTGTTAATGGTCATACCAAAAAATACTGATTTTGATTACTTTATGGGGCTATCTTTGCCACACTCAGTAACATTAACAATAAATATTACTTACAATACAACATCTGGCCCTGTAACAAAAAATATCGAACTCAGCGGCAACATCATTTCAGCTAAGGAAACTGAGACAGGCGTCATTCCTGATATTCAGTATTTTTATAATTTCACCTTCAATAACCTGACTGGCGCAAATATTGGCAACCTGAGCGGCGCAACCATCAACAATACTTATTTCCAGATTGTGGATAATGAGGCGCTCGTTGTTGGCCCATATGTTGGAGCCGTGGAATCGACGCAGGTATGGGTTCATGTTCAGTCTGAGCTTGGGCCAACCAGTGGCACGGCGGATTATCTGATCAAGGTATGGGCGGTTGATGATAATGGAGACGCCATTCCAGGAACCGAGGAGCAGCTTGCAGACAGTATTGACAACCCATTCAATCAGACAACCAAAAACTATTATCGCACGTATAAGTTAACTCCTGCTTATGGGCTGGCTAAGTATGCCATCAGCATTGAAAGGACAAACAACTCAAACTCTGGCAACCGCGTAACGTTGCAGGCGGCGCATGCCATCAACATCCGCGAGAATGTAGTTTATCCTGATGACACCCTTGTTAAAGTCACGGTGAAGGCTACGCTTCAGCCAACATCAGTTACTGAGCGCAAATATAATGCGCTGATCACCCGCTGGACTATTGGATACAACAGAACAGCCGGGACAGTCGACTATACGTTAAGTCCATCAAGAAGTTTCGCAGATTCAGTGCTGCATAACTGGCTTATTACCGCTGGTCAGCCTGAAAGCACCATTGACGTGGGAAGGCTCTATGAAATAGCTGATGCGCTGCCTGATGAGCGCCTTGGGTATTTTGATTACACCTTTGACGATGAGGATAAGTCCATTGGTGAGCGAATTCAGACCATCTGTGATGCAGCTCGCGTAACGGTTTTTTGGGATGATGGTGTCTTGTCTTTCTCAAGGGATGAGGAAAAATCAACTCCTGAAACCGTATTCAATACCAGAAACACAAAGGCCGATGGCTATAAAATGTCTTATGACATGACTTTGCCGGGGTCATATGATGGCGTAAGTGTTCAGTACCGCGACCCAAACACCAACAAACAGGCTTATGTTTATTATAAAGTTGGCACTTCTGGTATAGAGCCGGGAGAGCCAACCAAACCGAAAAAATTCGACATGCTATATGTTCGAAACCTGTATCAGGCAACAGACCGGGCCATGCTTGAGTGCAACCGTCTCATGTACTCACGCCGTGGAATGGAGATAAAAGCACTTGCTGATGGTGAGTGGGTGAACGTTGGCGATATGATTTCTGTTGTCGACATTTATGATTCAGTGCAGCAGACGGGCGTTATCCGATCAAGGTCTGGAAACGTATTTACCACCAGTGAACAGCTCACGGCAGGAAGCGGCCTATTTGTGGTTATCACCGGTGCCAATGGGAATGTATCAGAACGCCTTACCTGCACTATTACCGGTTTGAACACGTTCGAGTGCGCATTGCCATCTGACTTCGAGTTAAACATTTTTGACGGTGTTAATGTTCAGTCGGAATCAAGATATGCTATCTCCACAGAGGTTGAGCTTGACTCGACGTTATGGACAGTCAGCCAGAAAACCCCAGGTACAGATGGCACAGTGTCTCTCACAGTAACTGAGTACAATGACGCCATGTACGCCTACACCAACCCTGTTGCATGATACAATAGGGCAATTAATGATTATGGAGATTGCAGCCAATGGCTACTACCCCAACTAACAAGCCAATTCCATCTAATGACCTGAATGATTTTAGATTCAACTGCGAAAAAGTTGATGAGATTGTAAATTCAGATAGCGAGAAATACACTGATAGATTCGGCGTGGAAAGATATACCATTGATGGGGTAAGAAAAAATCTTATTCCTCTTGGTAAGCAATATATGACACTTTCTGATGCACAGGCTGATATTGCTAATATACCGGTCAACTCTTACACATACGTGCGCGATGCTTCGGGTACATCTCTGGCGCTGGAATATCAAAATGTAGCTGGTACTCTAACAGCAACTGGTCGTGCAATGCCGTCACAACAATCAGTAGACAAAGCATCAAAAGCCGTTGATTCCGGTTTGAATGTTTTGTTTGATCCGCTATTTGAGGTATTGCTATCCAATCCTACCGTGGGAAGCAAAACACACATTGTTCGCGGAACGTTAACCGCGGCTTTGTCGACCAATGCTAAATTAGGCTTCCCGGCTATTGTGGCTGGCCCCGCCGCGGGCGCCGTTGCCGCTCGCAGATTATGGCTCGCCGATTGTGCCGTGGCTGTCGGGGATACCATATCTTTAAATGTTATCGCATGGTACGCCAACGCTGGTGGGCGCGTTGCTTTTGTTTTTCGTAATGCGTCTGGTACTGCTATAGGGACACAGGATTTATTATACGCCACCGGAACAGGATTCAATCGGTATTTGCGCACTCTAACAGTCCCATCTGGGGCGGTTATGCTGGATGTGCGTATCGAAAACACCGCTAATGCGGGTACGGTAGAGCTGGACGCAGTGTTTTTGATGTCTGCTACATCCGAAGCACATCCAACTGTGCCTGGTAGACCCGTGGCCCCCTATGCAGTGCCTCTGCAAAACAACGTTGTGACTACTTCTTCAATTCAAAAGGCCGCCGTCACAGTGGATAAAGCATCATTTTTCATTCCAGGAGTTAACCTTTTTGATAAAGCTGCCGTCACATCGGGGTGTTACGTTAACTATACGACAGGTAATTTACTCGCTAACTCATCGTATTCTGCTTCTGACTATATTCCCGTAATAGCCAGAGAGAATTACACCCAAAGTTTTTCGCATCAAACCGCGTTCTACGATGCAAACAAAAATTATATTTCTGGCGTTGAAGCGCTAGCCTCTCCATCAACAGCCAGGACTTTAACTATTCCGGTTGGGGCAGCTTATGTACGAATGTCAGTCGCAAATACCGTACTCGATACGATGCAATTCGAAAAAGGTAATGAATCCACAAGTTACCAGCCATATGCATTACAGCTGGACCCGTCTTTAATACCAACTACAGCAGCCCCAGTCGTCGATTATGTAGAGAGAGCCTATCAGCTTCGCGTTACTCGGATGAAATTGGGGCAACTAGAAGCCGGTGTATCGGCCATTCTTAATGTTGGTATTTTTGGCGATTCATGGGGAACATTAACCGAAAGATTCGCGAAACCTTTAGCAAAAGCGATTCGTGCTAAATATGGTAGTGGTCCTGGTGTTGGCTGGGTATCATTCGGCCGTCACAGCACATCCGCATCAATAATTAACGGCAACATTTTCTCAGTCAGCCGCGACCTGCCAACGCAATTCACATGGACAGGATCATGGTTGTTTAGTTATAGCGGCACGAAAAACCCAACCAACTCCAGTCCAGATACTGCTGTTGTTACGTCCTCTACACCAGGGGATGCACTGAAGGCTACGGTCCCTGGCACCTCGGACGGCGGGTGGTCAACTTGCCGCCTTGGGTTTGTCGGTACAAGCGACGGTGTTATTCGATATAACTGGGATGGAGGTGCGTGGACGACGCTCAACGTGCAAGGTAGTGGATTGCTTTTTGTCGATATTAACCCGCCAGCGACCGTAAATGCGTCTAACGTTCTAAATATAGAAAACGTTTCTGGTACAGTTTCGCTTTGCGGATTAAAACCAATAGGAACAGGGGCAGGCGTTAGCGTTCATAAGCTAGGTGCGTCTGGCTCAAGTCTTGCATCATGGTTATCTATGGACGCTACTGATTTTGGCAAGGCTTTAACAGAATTAGCTCTTGATACGGTGATTATTATTACCGGCACAAATGACCAGAGGATAACTGGTGGCGCTACTGCATTTGAGTCTAACCTGCGCTCCTTTATCGCCCGCATCAGGGCGACATTGCCCGGCGCTGATATCCTGTTTGTCATGCCGTGTGAGAACCAAAGAACTGACAACCCGGTATCGATGGCTTCAATGGCCGCCAGAGCCAGAACGGTAGCCGCAGATCTTAATTGCACATTTATAAACCTGCAATACATTTTCGGAGAGAATGCGGCAGATTATGCATACGGTTCTACGCATTCATGGTTTGCTTCTGACGGAATACATCCAGCCCCTGCTACTGGAGGGTATTTAATAAAAGATGCAATATATCGTGTAATGACAATGAGATAACAAAAAGGGCCATTCGGCCCTTTCTTCATCAAAACGGAATATCATCATCAAAATCCATCGTCGGCTCGTTTACCGGTGGTTTTTGTGTATTTGATGGTTGCTGCGGTTTACCCCACCCTGATTGCTGATTACTTCCTGACTGTTGCCGCTGCTGTGATTGTTGGTTTCCATTATCACTTGATTTACCACCAATCATTTGCATAACGCCGTTCATAGGCTGCAAGACGATTTCAGTAGTGTATTTTTCAACACCGCTTTGATCTGTCCATTTTCGAGTGCGTAATTTACCTTCTACATACACATGAGAGCCTTTGCGCAGGTGTTCTCCAGCTACCTCTGCCAGCTTTCCGAAGATAACCACGCGATGCCATTCAGTTTGCTCTTTCTTTTCACCTGTGGCCTTGTCATTCCACTGTTCTGATGTTGCCAGAGACAGATTGCACACAGCGCCGCCAGATGGCATATATTTAACTTCCGGGTCTTGGCCGAGTGTGCCCAAAATGATTACTTTGTTGATTCCGCGAGATGCCATAATTTACCCTTAAAAGTTTTCGATGTTCTGTTGAGATGTTGATGGCTTCTCTTCGTTTGCAGATGACGCAGGCGCATCTGCTTTCTGGAGTTTGGCCGGGTTAAAATCACTGCCGCCAGCAATGAATTTCGCTTTCATTTCCTGGTATGCGCCGACGATTACGCGAGTGGCGGCGTCATCACCACGAAATGATTTGTATTCTTCACCATAAATGGCAGTAAGCTCATCCATGTTTGCTGCTGAACGAATGAGAGAAGCTGCATCTTTAGGAGACTTGCGCGCCGCATTGCCATCGTCATCGGCCTGGGCAATACCAAACATCGAGGCGATAGAATAACGCCGAGCATACGTCATTGCAGATCCATAACCCTGAGCATCTTTCTTGGCAACCGGCATTGGCATGACTGAAGACATGTATTCACCAGACTCATGCATAATTGTTGTTTCCAGCTTCAAAACATCAACCGTATCGCTCTCAATGGCGTTCTGGATGATGATAAGACCGTTGGCCTCAAGCGCTGGCCTGATGGCATTCAGGAATGACTCAAGGTTAGCATAGTTGCTTTTAAGGTGCGGGTTTTGCGCGTTCTTTTTAGCGCTGCTACTCATTACCTTGCGCGCCTCTACAAGAGCCTTAATCAGGTTTGCTTTCTGTTCTGAAAATTTCATCACTTCACCTCATTTAATATAAATTACATGTTAAACTGCTTCTTGAACCATTCCGGCGTTTCCATTTCGATGACCGGATTACCCATTGAGTAGCTAGGCCATGAGTTGGCCTTTTTGCACGCCTTATAGATTTCCATCGCGCTACGCAGCTGAATGCGACCAATGCGTAACTGCTCATCCGTCAGGCGAATCAACGCAGGGATGAATGGCGATTTCTTCTCCTGCACCAGAAGGTTTACCGAGCGAGGCGCATGCCCATAAGCCTCGACAAACATATCGTGCTGCATTGTCATCTTCATAAAGTACCCGAGCCGCGCTGCATGGCGGAAAAACTCATCAGGCTTGGCGCTAACCGCTGTTTTGTAGTCAATAATGTCGCCACCGCGAGTAAGGCAGTCAAAGCGTACTTTTGATGGCTCGCCAAGCAACTGACCGAGAATTGATACCTCAGAGTAAGCGCCAGAAAGCAGGCTGCTGTAATAGCTGTTTGCATGGATTACGGCACGCATCTGCATGATGGCGTCGTAGTCATCACCTTCCAGCAAAATTCTGCCTTTCGCATTGAGTTCAGCAAACAGGCGCTCTTCATCATAGATTCTAACTGGCTCTCCAGTTGAGCGGATGATTTTAATCACCTCAGCCTTTGTCTTGCCAGAAAGCCCCTTAATGCCGCGCTCTTTTGCCCATGAGTTCATGTCGCTCACAGTAACAAGCAGTTCTGCGCCGAAATCCTCTTTCGTCGGCATGCGGGCATATTCTGCCTCGAAGCGCTCAGGCTCAAGAAGCGCTGTATGGCTACCTGTGCCGAAGACAAGAGCCTTTGATTGCTCATCCTCTTCATCTTTGTAGTGCCAAGCTGCGGGGCATCTGTCATATATGTTCCACAAGCCAGAGCCGTTTATGTGCTCGGTGTCTGCGTGGTAAGACTCATTGCTGAGTTCATTGTTGAAATAGACTTTCATCATCACTCTCCGTGGTTACAGAATTCTTTATGCATCTTTTCTCTAAACTTCATGACAGCAACTCTTGCTTTATCAATATCATGAAATAATCCAATGTGGTATTTAATACCATTAACCGTACATCTGGCATGCCATTTTTTGCATTGTTTGTTCCAGTAAACACCTTTCACTCCAGATGTATTATTTTTTTGCTTTTTACGATTAAACTGATTCTGTTCATTGCTTGCTATTCTTAAGTTATCAATCCTGTTGTCATCTCTAATGCCATTAATGTGATCAATATTATCTTCTGGCCAATAACCATAACAAATCAACCACGCGAGTATATGAGCATAATACCTATTATTATTTATGCTTATTTCTATGTAACCGTTATCTTTTTTGCAGCCCGCCAAATCTCCATTGTTTACGCAACCAACAGTCTTGTTCCATGCAAACAAACCAGTTACCCGATTGTAAGTTAAGTTATCTAAAACAACATTACGAGGTATTCTTTTTCTTCCACCTATGGTGTTTGACCCTGCATTTCCCTGAGCAAAATCTTGCTTTTGCAGTTCCGATAAACTTATTTCCGCAAACCTCGCACTTCTTAACGGTGATAGCCATTTCTTAACCTCTATTGTAATCATTTACCGTTACATTGCAAGTAACTTTTATTTGTTACTAACAATACATCAATCTACATCATTCAGCAAGCCAAAATAGAAAAGTGTGGCTCTTTTTAGTTCATCAAGACCGTAAGCAATGGCGGCATAATGACCAAGCCTGCACATCTCTGTTAGCACAGACGATTGCTCTTTGCTCACTCTGCTTTTGCTTTTATCGCGACGCTTTGCTTCAATCATCCCGCAACTGTGCTTCGCCCCCGGCGTCATTATCACATTGTCGCCTATTCCAGTCTTAACCCCCATCTTCTGGCGCTTCAATACAAACTGAACCCTGCTTGATGTGCCAGTTTCGTTGGGGACATGAAACCACAGAACATCAGGGAAGCGGTGTTGCATCCATGTGCCGTAACCCATCTGGTCAGTCTCCTCTTTTGGGCATTCGCCGCGATAACCGCTATCAAATACCCATATGCCGCTATCAAGCTGCTTCACTTTGTTCTCCTTAAAATTCTTTGCGGTGGATTATGTCTCGGCCTTTATCGTTAAAGCGATGCGTGATGCGTTTAGGTGCGCGGATAAGGCCAGTAAATGCCATGAATTCTTTTGCGTTGTGGCAATTCATGAGGTTATCAATCAGATTCCTGTCTGATACATGGTTTAGCAATCCTTTAATCTTAAACTGATTTTTCAGATACTTCTCCTGCCTCCCAAAAGGATAAAAGACCTCATTAGCCCACCCATCTTTGCCATTCTCTTTTGTAATGAAATAACGATAAACAACACCCTTTTCATCTTTCGTTAATTCAATCTTGAAGTCTTTAACATCAGTCCACTCATTATCAGTATACGCACGCTCATTCAGTGCCGCATTCGGGTCGCGCAAAACGTGATCGCAATGCCGGCAATAACGAGCTGTCGGGTCGTTCTTTGTGCCGCAACCATCATCAAAAATACGGATGCCGTGCTTGTCGAAACCACAGCGAATGAAGCTGAAAAACTCTTCGCAACGACCATCTGGCGAAGTTGAGTCTTTACCGATGCAACGCCTTGCATATGGGCTGTTCATCGTCTGGCATTTAGGGCATGGAACCTGCTCTCCGCTGCGCTTGGCGCGCTGTGCTTCTGCTTCCTCAAGGATGGGGTCTTCGTACAGACCGCCCAACTCGAACATGGTTCCGGTGAAGTCAAGGCAAAGATGGTTTTCTTTCACCAAACCTGCGGCAACCTGCTCAGGCTTTAAAAGTCGCATTGGTCGGCCAAGCAACTGCGTCAGAAGCGTCAGGGACATAATTTTTCTCAGGATGACAGACGTATCCCAATATGGAATATTAACGCCAGTAGTGAGGCAACCGATTTGCAGCGTGTATTTTTTACGCCCGGTTGCCGCATCTTTCAGCGCTTTCCGTCTGGCTTTCTGTCCCATATCCTCAGTAACAATGGAATAACTGCCTTCTGGTAAGTATTTTGCAGCCTCCTTGCAGTGTTTTTTCCCTGCGCAGGTAATGAGTACGCCGAGCCTGTCGCGCGTAAGCTCCATGACTTTGAGCATGATTTTTTGTGTCAATGTACCCTGCTTGAGGATTTCTTCCTGCATCTCTTTTAGCTGGCTATCAGTGAAGTCCTGCACGCCGTCAACGTCACTACTGGCAAACTCATGCAGATCGTATTGCAAGTCCTCGATATCCTGCCCACCAAAGATGGTAGGAACAAGAAACCCAAGATCGACAAGGTATTTTGTGCTGATGTTGACAATTTCATGTTTCCAGTAAGCCCCCTTGATAGATTCAACGCCGCGAAATGGGCTGCCGGTGTAGCCAATGACAATCACCTCATGACCGTACTTCGCTTTACAGCGCCGGTTAAGTTCATTCATGATGACACCGTACTGCGTCTCTGGCTGCTCTGATATTATGTCCTGCCAGTTAACCTGATGGCATTCATCAACCAGTATGTAGCGTGGTGAAAAGTCTGATAGCAGTGATTTCGTCACGGTGCCATCATCGGCTGTCTTATCAAAAAGACCATTTATTATTGTGCCCTCCGTTCCCGCTATAAGCGGATAGGCATATGCTTTACGCCCAAGTGAAGAGCTAAACAGAGAGTTTTTTACACTCAGGTTCCAGAGTTCCTCTGCATCCTGCTCAATAATTTCGCCTTGTCGCGCGATGACAAGCCCTTCCCACCCCATATCCTGAAAACGACGGGCAATCATGGCTATCATGATGGTCTTACCGGCGCCAACTGACGCGGTAACATAACTTGGCTTTGGCTGCTTACCAAACTTGCGGATAACCTCAGCTGTCTTTTCATATACCAGCCATTGGTATGGGCGCGGTTCAATTTCCCCGGTATGGATGCTGGCCCGCAGCTTATCCATATCCAGCTCAGCAATCATTGCATCAATTTTTTGCACTTCATCCACCTTTATGTTGCTCAATCTACGTCACAATAGTAGACTGAATCTACGGCAATAATCAAGGTTAAATTATGCGATACGACTGGAAGGATATAGAGCCTTTAATGGTAGGCAACTGGGAGGCCGCGCTGCTATCAATAGTGAATATTGACAGGAAGGTTTTTAATGGAAAGCATCAGCCATGCCCTCATTGCATGGGTAAGGACAGGTTTAGGTGGGATAACAACTTCGAAACAAAAGGCGACGGCGGCGCCATCTGCAACCAGTGCGGAAACGGGAGCGGCATCACCTGGCTAATGAAGCTTTCAGGAATGACGTTTCCAGAGTCAATGGAGGCACTTGCCGGATTTCTGAACATGCACCCACGCGAAAAACTTGAGGCGATTAGAAAGCAACTTCCGAAGGTCAACCATGCTTCTGACTACCTGACAGAGACAGAAGTGGCGGCCATCATGGAAAAAGCAGGAGACGACACCATAACCGGTAAAACTGGTGAACTGGTGGCGATACCGCTCTATATGGCTGGAACCATGACGCCATGTAATGTGGCTTTTCTGGCAGACGATGAAAGCGTGTCATTTCGCGCGGGTTTTAGCCATGAGTACACTCGCGGAAGACTTACGCGAGGTGCAGTTACACCCATCGGCGATAAGACTGAATGGACATACCTTGTTGCGGATTACTTCGATGCCTGGCGAGCGCACCGGCTTACTGGCGCACATGTCTGGTGTTGCTGGTCGCCGGAAAACATGTGGGAAGTTGCGCGCAATGTGAGCGATGAGCAGCGCACTAAACTACGCTGTATCATTAATAATAATTTCGATGCGGTATGCGCCGCCGAGAATGCAGGTCTTCCGATACTGATTACTGATGATGGTCAGGATATCCGTTACAGCAGTGCCATCAGAAAAAGGCTGTATAAACCAGAAGAGCTATTTGAAGCACTAAAAAACAAACCCTCCTGATGGAGGGTTTTTGTTACTCAAGATTGTACTTTTTGACGGCAGCATCCATAGCCTTGCAGCAGTGCCTTATTGCTCTCATTTTTGTGTTTGATTTGCCACACGCATGTATCTGGTGAGCACCGTCATGGCGATAAATAAAATCAGTAGCGATGGCTCTCCAGTCATTATCGTGAGACGTAACTCCGCGCCTGAAGCAAAGAAAATAATGACCATTAAAGCATTCCTGAGTAAGATCCATTACCTCAGAATGAAATACGGACGCATCAAATAAACACTGGTCTGCCGCGCCTTGTAACCCGAACCACATGCCATCATGAGTGCCTGACATGGCATAATAAACTGCGGCAGTAACGCGAGTATTAACTTTCATTTCAGACCTCTCATAAATTTCATCCTGTTAACGGCGGCTGAAAGTATGTTTCTCACCGAGGCATTCATTCGCAGTCCAGACCATGACCCATCGTCCCTGAAGACGATTTTTGACCCTCCATTAATAGCAGAAGCCTCAATGTCGATAGGTGAGTGTCTGTTTTCTGTAATGGAAACCAGAACCTCAGAAATGAACCTGTCAGGCGTTACCTGTAGATGATTTGAGTTTGCCGCCTTGATGATTGTCTCAATTCGACCACGGCACAATCCGCTTTTCAGTACGGAAGTGTAAGGCTTATTAATGAATTTTTTCCCGGCCATCACCTTTCTCATTTTGGCAATGATGTTTTCCCACTCATCCTCTTCAAGGCCACTGAATGCAACGTCACCTTCTACATAATCACGAAGCGAGCGAAGGTGGTTTATCACTGTCATATAAGCCCATTCAAGATGCCTGTCGCACAAAACTGGCGTCATTCCATTGCGACTCGAAAGGTCTGCAAATGCGCATATCGAGGCAAGGTCTACGATCATCTGCCCGGCGCGCGGGACAACATCGCCAATTACACCATCTACATTTCCGAGACATTTCTCAAGGTGGCACGTAAGCTCATAACGCCTGTCGTTTACCTTTTCACTTTCAAATTCAACGCGGGTTATTGAGCGGAGGATTCTTTGCTTCCATTCATTTACTATTCTCCTGTTTACCTCACCTGCAGGCTGCTCTCTTTTTAGTAATGGCATTTCCTCGTCATCGCCATGACCAAGGATGAACAACGTCCTGCCCATGCCACCATCCTTCTGCCATGACCTGACCGCATCAATACCCTGAACTGGCGTTACAGTGATGAGAGGAATAAATCTTGCGTTCTCAATACCTCCATCACGAGTGCATAATTCATGCTCAGCCATCACTTTTTTCAGGTTCCTGCCCACACTGTGATCCATCTGAGACAATCTTTTATAGTCAATCATCCCATCCTGCGCACCGCCAATACGCGGAACAATCCAGCCTTCCGCCATAGCAACACTAACTATCGTCTTGGGGTTCATGGCTTTAGCCATATTCTCCTCAATATCCCTGATTATTGTCCTGGTTGGAACCCACCCACCTTCATCAGTCAAACTGCGATACCACGGCGCAGTTCCGCCAAGATATGCGCTTCTAGGGTCATTCCATGAGTCAATATGCTGCTTATCATCGTTTACGACGTAAAGCAGAGAGCCATCACCTTCAATCATGCTGGTCTGTATCTGCTTTAATGATGTAGCAGTAGTGGTGCAAAGGCGGTCGCTTATCATCAGGGCTTCAGCATATTGCTTTATAAAATTAACTGGCGCCTGCTTGCCAGCTCCAGACCTCGCCACGAGGAAAATCCCAGTAGAGCACTTACTTCCAGTAGGGCCAATAATAAATCTACCAGCCATTATCTGAGCAAGGCCAAGCGCGCCAACAAGTCGATATTTTTCTCCATCATCACGGCGCTCGAAATTTTTCTCTATCTCCTCTATGAACTCCCCAAGTGAACCGGGTGGAATCTTGTATTTTTCCCTGAACTCAGGAATGTCAGCCTCATCGAGCGGGTCTATTGATGAATCCGCTTTCCCGACGGATTTTTTCATGGCGATAATTTCGTAAGTATTCATCAGCAAACCTTCCAGATGTACAGGAATTTACCCATCGGGCCATTTTTGGTCTTGATGTTCATGTTATGCGCAATGGCAATCTTTGCAGCATAGGAGCGGAACATGTTTCTGTTCATCCTGTATTCTGGAGGGATATCAGATAAGCTGCACTCCTCTTTGTAACCCCTGACTACTGAATCTGATAAATCATTTTCGAAATGGACGGATATCACCTCCCCGCTCTTCATGGCGGCAAGGTGGTCATAAACGAACTTCATCTTTGAGCCTTCTGCGTGCATAGCTTCCTCCTTCTTGCGTTATACAGATTGTACTGAACAATCTGCACTCGCGCAAACCATTTAATCTACATAAGCCACCGGCATCGACTCAGTATGTATAGTGGTCAATTTTTAACCAGTTCCCAAGAGTTCCCGCGCATTTGGGAACTCTCAGGCCGCGCGTGGCAAGGCTTGCAGAGGAGTTCCCGAGTTCCCCGGGAATTCCTCTAGTAAAAAAGTAATATATACCTTTAATAGATGTTGTTGTTTTTATTAGTAAAAATAGAATTTCTGATTTTTGGAAAAATTCATTTCTAAGGAAAAAGCTGGGAACTCGGGAACTCTTTGATTTATAACAATAAATCGCGGGAACTGGTGCGGGAACAGTTGGGAACAGCGGGAACACTGTAATAATGTACAGTGATATATTTATTTTCCCTATCATATTGACGTAGATTGAGCGACATCGTATAGTTTCCACACCAACAACAAAGAGGTGATGAAGATGAGTAAGAAAACGCAATTTTCAGTAAGTAACTTCCATAATGAGCATGTCATGCGCTGGCACTGGCAGAAACTCAAAGGTCGCTACCTTGCACGGCATGGCAAATAAATAGCATAGCGCCACTTCGGTGGCGCATAACCAGAGGTGATAAAGAATGACCAAAGCAATCTACACGCGCACTCAACTGGAGCCTGAAATGGGCGCAGTGAAAGCGCAAAACTTTATGATGGCGCAGGCAATGCATGCATACAGCAACGGTAAGCGCGTCTGTCGAGTTTTTAGTGGTGAAGGTAAGCATAGAGTGCTTGAGCAGGTTATCGTGTCATCTGGTGGAAACTAAACCGGTTTAGCAACAATGAATAAATTACTGGCAGTGGCTTTACTGGTTATCGCTAACGCGGCAAGCGCTGAGGCTATATGGGTCACGAAGTACGCGCTGACCCGTGGCATTCAGAAGTACGAAAGCGCACAGCTATTTGCTGATGGTCAGGTGGCTGTAGTTGGCGAGGTTTACTTTAAACGTGGTGAATACTGGCTTGATGAGCAACAGGCAAAAGAGCATGCAGAGACTTTGCGGCAACGCCGTGTATCTGCATTGATGCGTGAGCTTGAGCGTTTACAGGCTGTTAAGTAAAAAATATTTGTGAGGTGTGTGATGACAAGCAAAAAGAAGGTAGCAGACAAGAAATTTCAGGATGCAATGCAGGCTGATTTTATTGGCCGTAATATGACAGACATATCTCAGCAGGCGCGCAAAGCTGGCTGGCGCATCAGCAAAAACCGGCAACGCTGCTATGCGTTGTGGCACAAAATTTCACGGGGAGCCAACCAATGACCAGTAAATTAACCAGAGAGCAGCTTCACGAACGCGCTCGTGAAAACGTCAAAGCTCTGAAAATGGCATCACGACAGACAGCATTCGAAAGCGCACGCGAAGAAATATTGGCTGACCTGCAGCTTGCTGAACTGGCGCTGTCCGCAATGGACAGCGAGCCGGTGGCAGAAGTGGTTTCAATTTATGGTGACCCCGAAGATTTTGGGGAGCGAGAGATTAGACCGCTTGTCGGCATTCAGCAAATGCCATACGGGACGAAGCTCTATCGCCACGCACAGCCAGCTCCGGTAGTGCCGAATGGTCTGCGTTTGGCCCTCAGTAACGCCGGTATAGCAGCGCCTGAATCAGATGAGATGCTGGCGGCAACATGTGAAAAGCATATTCAGGCGCTGGTTACCTGGGTGAAGGGTAGGAAGCCGTTCCAGTCAGCACCGGTAGTGCCAACGTTCGATGAATGGCTGGAACTTAGCGGTAATAAGCCACTTGGCTGGGTAAAAGACGCGATGCGAGAATCTTATGACGCCTGCCGCGCCGCCATGCTCAACGGAGGTAAGTCGTGAAACCCTACATCATCCGCAGACTGATTGCCGCAGCTCTGCTGGCATTCTGGACTATTGTTGCACTGGCTATCTACTTTATCGTGAGGTGAATCATGTTGTGGAGCGATATACAGGCTGCATGCGAAGAGGCTGACTTTCTGTATGAGGAGACCGGGAAGCATCACGCCGTCATTCAGGTTGGCAGCATGATGATGGTGGTTGAGCATAACAGCATGCTTCGGCATATGTACTCAACAACGAGGTGTCAGTAATGCCGCAAAAATCAAAGCAGGAGGTATGGCAGGAGGCGAAAATTGAAGGCGTCGACCACTTTATAGCAGCAATCGCCAAAGCCTTTCCTGATGCTATTGAGGTGGTTCACGTTCAAAGCAATAACTGTAATGTTTGGTGTTATGCGAAAACTGATGTACAATCATCTCATCGATCATCACCCACCACCCTTTAAGCCAGCATTGCGCTGGCTTCTTTTTTATCTACGCCATGTGGTAAGATATGTCCTATGTGAGTTACTAAAAGGACACATATAAAATGGCAAATCCGAACCCTAAGCACAAATTTTCATCCAGTAATCAGCCGCCACCAAGAGGAAAAAGCTACAGGACAGTGCTTCTTGAAGCATTACGCGCTGCAAATACGCCGATGAATGAGATTGAATTCGTCACGTACTACATCAACAAGGCTATGACATGCGAAGACGCTCAGGCTACCGGCATGCTGCGTGAGATATTCCTGCGACTGAACCCAATTCCAAAACCTGTAGCGCCTCCTGTTGAGTTTGATTTCCCTGCCGACGGCACACCTGTACAGAAGATGGATGCGATTATCAAGGGCGTCTCTACTGGCGTTGTTCCAGCCGACATTGGCAAGATGATGGCAGACATTCTGAAGGCTGGGCTTGATATCGAAGAAGTAACAGAGCTCGCCGCACGCCTTGAGCGACTGGAGAAATTACTGGAGCAGCAACAGTAACTGATTTATAATAATCAATGCGGCTAGGGGGCACCCGAAAAGCGACTCATCACCGCCTGCCGCATTCACTTCAATGATGCCCTGATGAGGAATCTATATATGGCACGCAAAAGACTCTCAGCACCAGCAATTGAAAAACTCGAAGAGATTATTGGCGATGGCGTGATTGATGCGCCTGAATCTGCGGTGTTCGGTGTTGTTAATACAGATAAGCAGATTGTTCGCAAACTAAAAATGACGCAAAGCGGAGTTGATGACGTTAGCGACTCTGATATTGGCGTTGATCACCTGATACCAGAAAAGCTGGAAAAGCTACTTTACCCCAAGCGTAATAAGATTGTGTTTGGCGGGCGCGGATGCTTAGCCATCGGCACGATGGTGAGGATGTTTGATGGTAGCCTAAAACGCGTAGAGGATATCGTTGTTGGCGATAAGGTTATGGGTCCAGACAGTAAACCACGAAATGTTTTAAACATCTGTCGGGGGTTTGATGACATGTATACGGTTCATCAAAAATATGCTGATGACTACACTGTCAACTCAAGTCACATACTGTCATTACGAAAGATTCCATCTGCTATCAGTGACGAGACAAAAACACCGGATGGTAAAAGAATTTATCGTTATTACCCGAATGAACCTGAAATACTGAATATTGGTGTTTCAGAATATTTGTCGCGCGCAACTTCCAAAAAGTTCCGCCATGTCTTTAAAGGGTGGCGAACAGGATGGGATTTTAATGACCAAAGCGTCCCAGTTGACCCGTACTTTCTTGGTTTATGGTTAGGTGATGGTTCATCTCGTGGTGTTGAAGTGTGCACGCCTGATCCAGAGATAGTTGACTACATTCACAACGTGGCAAGCAAATACGGGATGCAGGTAAAGGTTCGCGACGATGATAGATGCCCTGCCTATGCGATAACTAATGGTCGAGCTGCTGGCATGGGGAAGAACACCAACCCGTTACTAACTAAAATGCAGCAGCTTGGGGTGATTAATAATAAACACATACCTGACTGCTATATCAAAAACAGCAGAGAGGTAAGACTTCAGATTCTGGCTGGGCTATTGGATACTGATTCGCATTATGACCAGAAAAAGAAAAGCTATTCTTTCACATCAATAAATAAAGAAATGGCCTTCTCTTTGATGGATGTGGCAAGATCGCTTGGCTTCAAGTCAAGCATAATCAAAAAGACTGATGTCACCTTTGAATATAAAGGTGAGAAAAGAATATACGAAAAGGACGTATGGGAGGTGTTCGTTAGTGGTGACCTTCATACAATCCCATGCCGAGTAAAAAGGAAGATAGCAGAGAAAACCAAGTCAACCCGTGGAAAGATGACTGAGGTGTCATTGTCTTATGTCGGGCATGGTGAATACGCTGGGTTCACTATTGATGGCGATCATCTTTTCCTGCTTGCTGATGGCACGGTTACACACAACAGCGGAAAAACAAGGACAGTAACAACAATACTTACGGAGCGTGCACGCTTTAAGCCTGACAGGATAGCTTGTTTTCGTGAGATTCAGCAGTCTATTGAGGATAGTTCATATCAGGAGCTGAAAGACGAGATTGACAGGAAGGGCGAGACAAAAGAGTTTCGCGTCATCAACAACGAAATAACACACAAGGTAACGAAAGCAAAGTTCCGCTTTAAAGGCCTGTATCGCAACCAGACGACCGTAAAAGGCTTCGCTGGCATTACAGTAGCTTGGGTCGAGGAGGCGGAAAACGTCAGCCAGACAAGCTGGGAAATCCTCACCCCAACAGTCCGCGCTGAAGGGTCAGAGATATGGGTGACTTTCAACCCAAATAAAGAGCATGACCCGACGTGGAAAATATGGGTTGAGCCTTTTTATAATAAATTGCGCGAAAATGGCGGCATCTATGAGGATGATGAAAACCTGATTATGGAGTGTAATTACTCAGACAATCCGTGGTTCTGGGATACTCCGCTCCCAAGCCAAATGCAACGCATGAAAGAGACCGACTTCGACCGCTATCAATGGGTGTGGGGTGGGCGCTTTAATAAGCGTAATGATGAGCAGGTATTTGGCGGTAAGTGGCGCGTTGCTGATTTCGAGGTTAAGCCGGAATGGCATGGGCCTTACTTTGGCATCGACTTTGGATTCTCGCAGGACGCAACGGCGATGGTTGAGGTTTACATTGAGAAACTTCCTGATGACCGCCGCAACCTTTACGTCGCGCGCGAATACGGCCGTGTAGGCCTTGAGATTACCGACACACCTACAGCGATGGAGCAATCATTCCCACTCTCCAGGAAGGCAAGATGGTATGGGGACTGCTCTCGGCCAGAAACAATCAGTCACATCAAACGCGCAGGATTTGATATCCATCCATGCAATAAGTGGCCCGGGAGCGTGGAGGATGGTGTAACCTGGCTCAGGGGTTGCGACAGCATCATCATTCATGACCGCTGCACACAGACTCAGGAAGAGTTCACTATGTACAGTTACAAGGTGGACAAGCTGACGGGTAACGTGCTCACAAATATTGTGGATGCGTGGAACCACTTCATTGACGCAATCAGATATGCATGCAACGATCACATCGTACAGCGTGGCTCTGGATGGATTAGAAGGAGCAGGAGATAAGAAAAAGCCCCGTTGCCGGGGCGGTTTGGTTACTTGATATTTTCCCAGTGATTTATTGCGTCACTCTTGTTTTGGTAGCTTTTCACCATGCGCCAGGTTTTTACCATCTTCCCGCGCGAATAGTTTTCGCAAAGCACGTATACCTTATAAGTGTCTGCAACAACTTTTTCAGTGCATTCAGCAGCAACATCGTTAGGGATGCCATCTGGTTTGCGAAAGAACTCAACGTGGTGATGAGCAACAGCATATTTCTTTCCGTTTTTTGCTGTTTTCGCTTTACTAATCCAGTTTTCAATATTCATCGATTTAACCTCACTCACCGGCGGCGCCATTGCCACCTCAATGACTTCAATCTACACCAACCACAAATCCACGTCAATATTTATAATAAATTATTTGTAAAGCCAGCAATGAATTCCCACATTGCGCATGGCCGCATAAATAACATCATCAGACACGACAGCCATTGCCACCCTGTCAGCGTCAATCTGCTGATGGGATGCCATGATGTCATCATAGAAAACATCGTTAGCATGCAGCCACTCATACGCATGCTTTGCCCTCATGATTAGCACATCGTGACCGGCAGAGTAGAGCGACTTAGCCAGCGCAACGTTGCCAGCAATGGCATTACCCTCAGCATCGCGCAGCACGCCATCAAGCTCGAAAATGACACATTTCATAAGATTTCTCCGAGAGGTTTCATTTTAATCTACGCCATGCTAGAATCTACGTCAAGGCGCATTGACATAACTACATCACCAGGGGCATCATGAAGGCATACTCATCTTTTTCGTGGGAGCAGAAGGAAAAAATATACTCACTCGCAAGAGCTGGTGTGTCGGATGAGGCACTGTGCGAAAGGTACGATGTGGATGAGGCTATTCTTCTGCGCATGTATGATGAAGTGCTGTGTGAGTTGCAGCGGCGTCGTGGTTATAGTGGCCTGAAGACGATTAATGATTTCTTTCGGAATGTTGAGCTAAATAACGATGAGGGTGGTGATTTATGATTATTGAAGGTCATACAAAATTAGATGAGTGCAATCTAATAATTAATGGAAGGCTGTCAGATGAGCATGATTTGATGTTGTGTCAATTCCACGACACTGTAATCATCGACAAACACCAGGCCGCGCAGCTTATCGAAGTCCTGCAACGCTGGATTGATGGCGAGGAGATTGAGTGATGAAAGCCGTCAAAACAATCCTGTTCTGCATCATCAATCCGCACCTGATTGTGATGCTGGTATTCGCTGCCATGCTTCTTGGAGCAAGGGAGTCACTTTATTATCCTTCCGACAAGCTGAATGATGCTGCACGTTACATTCAGAGTGTTGACTATAAACTCGCTGCGAAGTCGCAGCCAGCATGGTTCAGATCGCTGGTTGATGATGAGGCGAAGTGATGTCGTATTTCTTCCTGATATTCGTAATCACAAGCAACACGTCCAATATGCAGGTGGTGCCGATGCAAAGCATGGAGCAGTGCAGGGCGGCCATTACGGCAATGAAAATCGCTGAGGAAAAGCGGACGTGGAATGATGTAAGTCCAAATGTTGACAATTTGCAATGCGTTGAGGTGAAGTGATGACAAGAAAACAGATTCATGATGTTGCGGTTGGTTGCAGGAAGTGGATTGAGGAGATATGGTTTAAGCCTGGATTCAGTGGAAAGCGCTATAAATTGTACGCCAAATGTCGCGGTTTGGTTCTTGGGGATAGAATAGAGCTTGCTATATTCCATAACAATGACCAGGCCCTTCAAGAGAGAGCCTTTGGTGACTGATACCATGCTATAATCCCATCCATGCGAGGAGATTTTTTATGGTGACGAAAATGTCAAAGTTAGAGGCGGTAAACGCCTATATTCAGCAGCGAGTGGCGAACAATAACAGGCTCATCGAGCGGCAGCGTCGGGAGTTTAGCGGTGTAAACATAGACCAAAAGCACACCAGACTGTATGTCGAATGTGGCTACCCTGAAGAAATCACCGCCGAGATGTTCCGCTATGCCTATGAGCGCTACGCACCGGCAACGGCTGGCGTCAATCGCGTGCTCGATAAGTGCTGGCAGACTCCGCCGCAAATCCTTCAGGAGGGCGCCGATGATAAAGCGAGCACTCCGTGGGAGAAGGCCGCCAACAAGCTGTTTAAGCGTGCTGTGCCATTCATCAAGGATGCAGACCGCCGCAACCTCATCAACCGCTATTCCGGCCTCATACTGCAAATCCGCGACGGAAAGCAGTGGAATGAGCCGGTAGACACCACGAAAACAAGACGTATCAAGGATGCTGCCATTGTCCGCTACATTCCGGTGTGGGAAGAGCAACTCCGCGTCAGTGAGTGGGAAAATGACGAATCCAGCGAAGACTATGGTCAGCCGAAGATGTACGAATATCAGGAGTCGGTAGTCGGCGCCTGCAACAGCGACGGCAAGCCAACGCGCTCCCTGAGCATTCACCCCGATCGCATTATCGTATTTGCCGAGGGCGCGATGGATGGCTCTATTTATTCCGGCGTTCCGCTTCTGCGTGCCGGATATAACCACCTCATCGACATGGCGAAAGTCACCGGCTCAAGCGCCGAGGGCTTCCTGAAAAATGCCAGTCGGCAGCTCAACGTTAATTATAATAAAGACAGCGTTTCCACTCAGTCTCTGGCGCAGCAAATGGGCGTGCCGATGGAAGAGCTGGCAGATGTGCTCAATGAGGATGTGGCGCGCCTGAATGAGGCAATTGACGCGGCGATGTTCACGATGGGCGCTGATGTCAAAGTGCTCTCGGTGACGCCAGCAGACCCAGGGCCAACATGGACAATTGCGGCCAACCAGTTTGCGGCATCCATCAAGAAGCCATTCACCATCCTGTTTGGTCAGCAGACTGGCCGCCTTGCATCCGATGAGGATAAAACCGACGACGCCATGAGCGCCAAACAGCGCCGCGAGGACTGGCTGGACTACATCATTTCGGTGTTCATCGACCGGATGATTTCCTTTGGCATTCTGGATAAAGCGCCAGAGAGCGGTTATTACTGCAAATGGGATGACCTGCTTGCACCTTCCGAGCTGAACAAAGCAGACCTGCTGGTCAAGCTTGCCACTGCAAACAAATCTGTATTCGATGCAGGACAGATGGCCCTGATGACCGCAGATGAAATGCGCGGCATTGTTGGCATGGAGCCTCTGGAGGAGCAGCTTCCTGACGGATTACAGGAAGGTCAGCAGCAACAGCAAGACCAACAGCAGGGCCAGACCGATGCGCCTCCTCAAAATTAATGCCCGGCTTCCGCAGCCAAAATTAAGCATGAGCCTGACAGACCCACTCGGCGCAGTGGGTCGCGTCAATAAGATGGTGCGCGACGTTGACGCCAGATATATGACGCTAAAATCGCAGGTTGCCGAGCTGTTCCGCACCATTCCTGTGGCGACCGGCAATGCTGAGGCTGGAAATTATTATTATGATTTCTCCGCCTACCGCGCATCGACATTCTTTGATGAACTTCAGCGCATTCTTGATAGTCATCTGCTGGAAGGTGATGATTTCACGCACGGAAGAATGTGGGCATCATCTTATGTCAGCGATGCCATGTATGCCGGTACGCAGAAGGCAAACTCAGACCTTGGCGACCTGTCGTCGGCATATAAAGACAGCAGGCCGCTTGCTGAAATCCTGTACTCTCAGCCGTATCTCGACAGGCTTCAGTTAGCGTACACGCGCACGTATAACGATTGGGGTGGCCTTTCAGATTACACGCGGCAACAGGTGGCAGAGGTCATCACTGCTGGCATTGCAAATGGCGACGCTCCTGGAGTGGTTGAGCAAAACATCGTTAACCGCATGGACGTGTCAAGGAGTTATGCGCGGTCAATCGCTCAGACTGAAATTACCAACACCCTGCGCGAGGCTAACAGGCGCGAAGTGAAAGAGGCGCAAGTCACGCTGGGGATGGATACCATCATGCTCTGGCAGTCGGCGTTGATGAAGACCACCCGCGTTACTCATGCCGCGCGTCATGGGAAGTATTACACCCCGGAAGAGATTGATGAGTTCTACAGCGAAGGCGCAAACCGCCGTAACTGTCATTGTGCACAGACCCCGGCTCTGGTGATGGATGGCAAGCCTGTGATACTTGAGAAGACGCAAGAAAGGCTCGATAAGCAGCGTGAAGCATGGCAGGACACACACAAGAAAGCCGCCTGATGGCGGCTTTTGCTTATTTGTATTTAGGGGTTCTGTCACACATCAGGAATCCAGTGTTATATGAGTATGCGCAATCCCATTTATCTCCGTGATTAACCTCAACCCCACGATCAAATCCGTACTTTTCGCCGAGCGCAAATCCAGAGACAAATATAAATATGACAACAATTGTTGCAATCAAAGTCTCTTTCGCACCTTTCTTCATTCTATCCCTCCAGCTTCATGCCAGGCACTTTTCCAGCGGCAACGAGGTCGTAAATTTCCTCAGCGGCAGCCTGGCACCATCCAGTTGACATAATTGTTTTCACTGCCTCATCGCGTTTTCGATCGGCTTCTGAGCGGATGGGGCGGAATGTAACGTCGCCAATGTTATATGCATCCTCTCTACCGCTTTCTTTTAGCTTAACGACAACAATTTGATTGCTTACGAAGAGTATCTGGCACGGCTTCCATTCATCGCCAGCCCACGAACGCTCGCAATCACACCCAACCGGCGGCAAGCCTTCGCCGCTCCACACCTGAGACGCCTCAAATTGAGCATATTTCTCAGATGGCATGCTCATGCGGTAGGCAATGATATCCATATCGCTACCATCCTGAGACCAACGCAGTAGGTTGGCGTCAGAAGTCTTGGCGACATGAAATGCAGTCCTATTTCTGAATTGAACCTCAACAAGCGCATCATCAGGAACCGGGCATTCACCACCGCCCCAACTAATCCAGCCGTCACTTTTGGCAGCCAGCGCGGCTTCGTACTGTTCGCGGGTGACCGCATTTGTGTAACTGTGCGGGTGTTTATATTTGTTCCATGCGTCGGATGCCATAGGTAAAGAAAACCCCCGCGGCGCGAATCGACCATCAAAGAACACTCGTCCGGATGCATGTGTAGAGATTTCGCAAACACCCTCTGGCCAGCCACCACGCTTCGGCAGTTCTTCAACCAAAATATCAATCAGCTTCATTTCTTATCTCCGTTATAAATGCTTTTCAGCTCACCCATCACATCCAGCCATGCTGCATGCTCATCCATTCCGCGCATCACCAGCCTTACGTAGCGATTACGGGCCTTAAACATCAGGCGCGGGCACATTATTTGTCGCCCATCGTTGACAGGCAGACTTCACGGGCGACAGCGGCCACTTCTTTCGGTGTCTTGTCTGTCATTTTGTATGCCCCATCAACGATGGCCTTGCTGAGTTGGTTAAATTCAGCGCTATACTGGCCTCCAGAAGAAACCATCAGCGCGATCTGCTTTGATACGCCAGCATCACGGGCTTCTGCCGCCGCTTCACCGAACTCACCAACTGCATTGCAAAACTCGCCAGCCGACGCACCAAATGAAGCCATTGCGAATACTGCTGCTGCGATTAATTTTTTCATCTTGAATCCCCTTTGTTTGTGTAACTACATCATCGCTTACGATTCAATCTACGTCAAGACTATTGTGATAAAATAATCTGCATCACCGGAGGTAAAAATGAAACTATCGCAGCGTGGCATTGATTTAATTAAACAATTCGAGGGTTACAGCTCGAAGGCATATCCAGACCCAGCCACTGGCGGAGCGCCGTGGACTATCGGTTACGGCACTACCGTCTATCCATCTGGAGAAAAGGTTGCAAAAGGCGACACGGTAACTCCAAATCATGCTGAATATTGTCTTCGCAATGACGTAGCAAAGTTTGAAAGCGGCGTCTCGTCACTCGTCACTGCCCCAACCACTCAGGGGCAGTTTGATGCAATGGTGTCGCTGGCCTACAACATTGGCCTTGGTAACTTTGGTAAATCAACTCTGCTGAAAAAGCATAATGCCCGCTGCTACACCTGCGCCGCCGACCAGTTCCGGGTATGGAATCGCGCCAATGGCAAAGTCATGAACGGACTGACCAAGCGCAGGGCGGCAGAACGTCAGGTCTACATGTCATGAAGCGCATCAGTAACTGGCTTATCGGCATTTGGGCATCATTCTGCTCGCTGATTCAGCTCTGGCCTGACGCCATGGTTCATGTGTGGGCTTTCATGCCTGAAGACCTCAGGTCTGCCATTCCGCCGATTGCGGTAAAGGCGATCAGCTACAGCATCCTTCTTGCCTCGCTGTTTGGAAAAATGCACGGCATGAAGAAAGAGATTAAGGCGCTGAAAAATGACCAGAATTAAGTTAATTCTAATCGCCATAGGCGTCGCGGTAATCATTGCTGCATCTGGTTATGGCGCTGGATACATGAAGGGATGGTATGCGCACAGCGAAAAAGTTAATCGTGACGCAGAAAAGCGCAGGCAGGAGGTGCAAAGCAAGCAGGCTAAGTCCACGGAGCAATCTCAGCAGGTGCGCGTTGTGACTGAAACCAAATACAAAACCATTTACCGCGACGTGGTGAAATATGTCTCCGACCCGAATCGTAATGTGTGTGTTTTTGATGACAACTATCAGCGGTTGCGCCAACAATCACTCGACGCCGACGCCTCCGTCAGCAGAGATGCTAGGTCAGGTGTGCGAATTATCGAAAGTGGCGCCAAAAAATAGCGACGAAAGTATCGTTATGGAGAACCAGAACACGGAGTGCGCCACAAAAAGAAAGATGACGATTTACGACTGGCAGGATTGGTATCGCGATAACTTCCAATAAAAAAGCCCCGCAAGGGGCTTTGTTTTAGAAAATACCAAGGTCAATCTCACGCATAAAGCGCCTCCATTTTGTACCCAAACATGGTCGCATTCTGATGCTCAACACTACCAGCAAACGCCAGATAGCGGCGACCACGATTGCTGGTGATGATGTAGGCTGCTGGCTCTCGCTTCATAGCTTCACCATCGACGCTTTGCTGACACTTTTGTTGATGTGCTGGATGCACTTGATAATCACCCCAACCTCATCATGAGTAAACAGGCTGCAATCATATGCAGCATTGACCTTGTCTCCAGTCACTTCAATAGTCAGGTGCTTGCCTTTGAATCGTGCGGCAAACCCATTACACTCAAAGTGCCCTGATTCTTGTGCTTCGGTGCTTTTGCATTGTGCCATCACTTGATCTCCCCATTCAGTTCATTAACAATTAATGTTGCATAGCCAGCAATGTCTTTCCAGCTATCGTCGTATGTCGGGTCGCCATTCAGGATTCGACCGATTTTATGCTGAATCATATCGAGAGCTTCCTTCTGGCTTGCCGTCAGGTTATTCCATCCGTCAGCGTCGCGCATGGTGTCTTTCAGTGACTGCACGATTTCTGCGCCGTCTTTGAATTTCCCGTAGCGGCTGCCGCGCTCGGTGATAAGGGCTTCTGTGGAACTGGTGCGCCCATTCAAGTCATCATCAGTTACTGGCTCACGATGGGCGATAACAATATCGCCAGCCTTTTCGATATCCTTATCTCGCCCTGCGTAATCCAAGCCAAGATGGTATACCCTGCCACTGATCGCTGACTTCACAACAAGAATGGCGCCAGGATGGTCGTAAAAATCCGCTTCACTTCCTTTATGGTATTTGTATTTCATCACTCACCTCTCAACGTAACTTTGTTTTTCTCATCCACGCTGAAGTGTTCGCGCACAAACGCATACATTTCTTCAGCACTCCATTCACGCATTGCTACATAGCAGTGCGCGTAATATCTGACATCTCGCAGGCTTAACGGCTGGCGCTTAGCGATAATCTCAGTCAGTACTTCCAGTGGTTCTTTGCGTTGTCTCGCCATTGTCGCTCTCCTGTGAAATCATCTTGACTAATCTACGTCAATTAGTCAATACTAGGTGTTGTAGATTATAACATCTTAATGCGAGTGATGTGGATATGAACTTTATTGACTTGTTTGTTTACGAAAACGGCAAGCTTTACTGGAAGGTTAAGCCGTCAAACAACGTAAAGGCTGGCGCAAGGATTGGGTGCCTGGAGCCAACGACAGGTTATCGAAAGGTAAAAGTAAAATACACCCAGACATATGAGCACAGGATTGTTTGGGAGCTATTTAACGGACCAATACCGGAAGACATGGAAATTGATCACATCAACCACATCAGAGATGACAACCGAATAGAGAATCTCAGGCTTGTTAACAGGAGAGAAAACACGAGAAACAGTTCAATCAGGAGCGACAACACCAGTGGTGTTGTTGGTGTTTGTTTTGATAAAAAGCGCGGCAAGTGGTACGCGCAAATAGTCTTAAACGGAACAAGGCTGCACTTAGGTCGCTTTTCAGAAAAGAGCGAAGCAATAAAGACCAGACTTGAAGCTGAAATGAAATATGGTTTCCATGAAAACCATGGAATCAATAGGCCAAAAAGAATGATAAAAGGTGGTGTGGAATGAAGAAGTGGCAGGAGGTGACAGAGATTCATAAGCGCGATTGCCGGGAGACTCTGCAAATGCTTAATGTTCCAGAGTCAATCATTAAATCTATCGAGCGGCGCATTGACCTGGCTGCTATGGAGGCCGCCCATGAAGCCGAGGAAGCGCAAATGTTGTCATGGATGGACAGAACTCTACCGGGCGTTTTACATTGTGGTAAGACTACCGATTGAAGATGATGACGGGTATCTGCATAACCATAGTCAGGTACTCAAATATTATGGCGTTCACTACAAAGTTCTGATGGAGAGAAAAAATGACTACTGATCAGGTGTACGAAAAAGAGTTGCTGAACAAGCTGGAAGAACTTGACCGTACTCGCGCATGGGTTGAAAGCGAATTGCGCGAGGTTCGCAATCGTATGCAACGGCAGGTAAACCGCGAAATTATCGAATGGCGCGAAGGGCGTCCGCATTTCAGCAATATTGGTGAGTGGGTGGCGAAATGAGAAAAGCCAGCACGTTGCTTCAGTTAATCATGGCTGACATCAGGGAAGACAATGCAAGGGCATCGTGGCAGAAAAACCAGCCTGACCGCCGAACATTGAAACAGATGCTGCATACCAAGTGCAGGCGACCTGGCATAAAACGCAATTATCGCAGGGACAGGGTACTGAGAAAACTATGCAACATTCAGGCTAAATACATGATGGGGAAGGTGGTGAAATGAAACCAATGATGGGCAGCAATGGGCTGCTTGAGTGCCATAAATGCGGGAGCCTTGATGTTTACGCCTGCGTAAAGGGTTCGGCGTGGATTATTGAGTGTAATGATTGCGGAAAGAAAGGTGGCGAATATCTCCGCCTTTGCACCGCGGTGAGGTCATGGAATACCAGGGGTGGCCAGCTATACACGGTCGAAGACTACAAGCATGATGAACTGGAGCGTAAACATGGACTTTAAAACGCAAATACTCACGGTGATAGAGCGTTGTGGTGGCGCAACCAATGCCATGATACGCAAGCAGACTGGCATGACAAACCGAGCCAGCGTTACTGGCTATCTGATTGAGCTGGAGGGTATGGGATTTATTATTAAAGAGGAAAGCGTCAGCCATGGCAGGCGCTGCTTTAAGTATTTCCTCAATCCCGATAATACCGCGCTTGATCTGGCAATTCAGACGTATCTTGAGGCGAATCCGGGACGCAAAAGCAAGCAGATAGCAGAGGCTATCGGCGTCAACTACACCATCCTCAAGGCACGCATGCGCTATCTGGCAAGCATTGGTCAGGTTGACCGTGAAATGCTTCCCGGCGGAGCGTGGAAGTATTACTGGCAGGAGGGCATTCCGTTTGGCATGAACCGTGACAGGATGATGTTTGAAAAGCTGCTTGCCGGGGCGCGTCAGTCATGTGGGCGGTAAAGCATAAATCAGGAACCGTGCTGTTTGTCACCAACTGTGAACGCACGGCCAATAATCGCAGAGAGATGGGGTGGATAGTGGAGGAAGTGGATGTGAGCAAGCCAAAAAGCGCATTAATTAAAATTACATGGCATGACGACACGGTTAGCCAGTGGCATGCAGATTCATTCAGAGAGGGTGAGCACTCCATTGAAATGAATATTGGTGGATGCATCGTTTGCATCCCCTGGAGGTTATACAAAGATGGCGAAGTTAAACATTTGGATGTGGAGTCGTAAATGAAACTACAACTTAGCGAAATAATGGAAGCAACAGTCAGTGAACTGGAGGATATCGACATGACGCTTGCCTTTGAGATTGAGGCTATCGAGCGTCAGCTTGCTGGCAATCAGAATGGAAATAAGGTATGGAGAGAGAAGGCCATGAAGGCAAAGGGACATATGCAGCGCACCCGCGCGCTGGTTCGCACTCGCCTTGATAAGCTCTACTACGGCGAAGAAAGAATGTTGCACGGCGCCATTCTGGCTGAAATCCGCAAAACGATGCCTATCGGTAAGTTCATGGATGCCGTAAACCGCGCAAAAATTAACTGCGGAATGTTAAATAAGAATAGTCCTCAATAAATTCTTTTCCGTGGCTGTTACCTTGCACTCAGGAGGTAGCAGCCATGCCAATCATACTGATATCATTCTTTGCTACTCTTTTCGCTTTTACCGCGTCTCCGCTTTACCTTCTCGCGTCCGTTTCGTGGTGCATATTCATGGTGTGTTATAATCCGGGCATAAAGTAAGCGCGGAGAAAGGTCATGATTGTCAAAATTGGCGACAAGTGGGTCGTTAAATCTAAGGATGGCTCGCACCAGTTTGGCGAGTACGACACCGAAGAGGCGGCTAAAAAGCGCCTTGCTGAGGTGGAGGCATTCAAGCACATGAATAATAAATTACAGGTTAACATCCTGTATACCATCAACTCAGCCAGCAACATCAGTGAAAAAATCATTGATGGCGACCCGCATTATGTCATCAAGAATGTTGTGCCGGTTGTGGATGACATTGTCATGAATGGCGGCCTGTACCCTGGCGATGAGATTAAAAAATCATTCCATGGGCTTGACGGGAAACCAGCGCCCTATGACCACCCGAAGATTGACGGGAAATACGTGTCGGCCAACATGACGCGAGCCGCCAATCAGTTCAGCGTTGGTGCATGGATTGAAAACTCATCTCATGACGGCAGCAAAGCACTGGTAGACCTTTATATTAATAAGGTGGTGGCTGAGCGCTCTGATAAAGGCAGGGAATTGCTGTCGCGCATTGACGGACTCAAAGTTAACAGCGCCGATGCTGAACCTGTTCAGGTGTCTACCGGTCTGTTACTCAACCGCGAGCAGGCATCAGGAACTTCTAAGGGCAAAAAATATTCCTGGATTGCCCGGAATATGGAATGGGATCACCTAGCTATTCTCCCGCCTGGCATTCCCGGCGCTGGCGGCCCTGCTGATGGTGTCGGTATCTTTGCTGCTAACGGCGAAGACATTGAGCGCGTTGTGGTTAATCTTGAGGAATCGGCAATTCCAGACGAAAGTGCAAACAAAATCAAATGGTGGCAGCGTGCCATCAATCGCCTGACTGGCAATCAGCTATCATTCACCGATATTACTGAACAGCTCCGCAATATCATCAAGGCCGAGACTCAGGCTGATGTATGGCCTTACATCGTCGCCGTTTATGATAATTACTTCGGCGTTGAGATTGACGGCACCATTTATATGCAGTCCTACGTTATTATAAATGATGTGGTACAATTAGTCGGTGAACGGGTTAAGGCTGTTTATAAGACAGAGCTTGAACCGGTAAAAACAACTCAAGGGGAAATCTCAATGACTAACGAGGAATTACAGGCTGTATTAGCCGATGCCCTCAAACCGGTTCAGGAATCGTTGACCGCAGTCAACCAGAAACTGGCCGATGTGGAGGCGCAAAACAAAACCCTGCGCGACCAGCTTCAAGCCAATGCCGCACAGGAAGAGACCGCAATGCGCACCGCCATTATGGCTGAGCTGAAGTTGCCGGAATCTGCTGTTAATGCGCTGACTGGCGAAGCACTGCGTGAAACCTATGCACTCACCAGTAAAGCGGCTCCGATTTCCGGCGGGTTCCAGCCGAACCATGAAGCAGAAGACCAGTGGAAGGATTACGACCTGAATGCTCATCTGGAGGTTAAATAATGGTTGCTCATGTGATTTATCGTGGTCCGGTTGAGCGTGAGCCGGAGACCATTAACGTTCAGATCGCCACCGCGCTGACTCCTGGTGTTGCCGTGAAGAAACTTGCTGCAAATGCCACCGTCGCCACAGACGCTAAAGGCCGAATCTTTATCCTCGGCAATCGCCGTTTCTATGGTCAGACCATCGACACAGCATACGCTGCAAATGAAACTGCAGTTCTGTATCGTGCGGAGCCTGACCAGGAATACTATGTTCAGTTGGCTGCTGCTGCATACACCATCGGTCAGGAATTGACAGTCGGCGCTGCTGGCGTATTCAAGGCCGCTGCTGCTGGTGATGTAGTGATCGCATTTTTCGACGAGAAGGCAAACCGCACCCTCAGCGCTCAGGGTTTTGGTGATGTCGTTATCGCTAACGCATACGTGAAAGCATAAGGGGATAACGATGCTTAAGTTTTCCAAAGAACAAGCGGCGTTAATTATTAATGAGCGCCGAAACTATGACCGCCAGCACCAGGTAATGGCTGCCAACAGCGGATGGCAGAATCGCGGTGGAATTTACACCGATGGCCTGACTGGTAACGCATCAACCCTGCCGAAAGATGTATGGGGCATTTGGGACCGCCAGGCTGTAGAGATTCAGCGTGATGTACTGGCTGTTTTCAGTGACCTGTCAAGCCTGTCAATGCCAATGCCTGTCGGTAAATTGCTGCATTACTTCCAGACCGTTTCCGATTCCGGCGAAGTAAACATCAGCCTGGATGGTCGCGGCAAGGCAAAAACCGACGCGCCTGTAATTGATTACCACGGCACCCCTCTGCCGATCATCGACTCATCCTTCAGCTTCGGATGGCGTCAGATGCTGGCTGCTCAGACCGAGGGTTATCAGCTTGACACCGCAGCGAGCAACAACGCAGTGCGTAAAGTAGCTGAGAAACTGGAAGATATGGTAATTAATGGCGATACCAGTATCAACGTTAGCGGCTCCACCATTTACGGCCTGCGTACAGCTCCAAATCGTGCAACATTCACGCATGGTTATGACCTGTCTGCTGCGACTGGCGCTGAGTGGGTTGATGCCATTACCAAGGCAATCGCGGCGCTTCAGGCTAAGAACTACTACGCACCAGTGACATTCTATGTCAACTACAGCGACTGGTTCTACGCGTCAACCACTGATTATGTGGCAACCTACCCGAAAACCATCCTGTCTCGCCTGCTGGAGATTCCTGGCGTTGCAGCAATCATCCCTGCATCTCGCGTTCCAGTAGATGAAATCCTGGGTATCGTTAAACGCTCAGAAGTCTTCCAGATGCTGTCCGGCATGCCGATTACCACCCGCGCATTTACCCGTCTGCGTCCTGAAGATGATTACGCATTTAACGTAATTGCGGCTGTCGCGCCAGAGTTTAAATACGATGCGCTCGGACAGGCTGGTTACGTTCAGGGTACACAATCCTAACAAAGAGGGGCGAAAGCCCCTTTTTTATCTGGAGTAAAGAAGATGATTAATCCGAAAAAAGTCCTGGATGATACTGGTCATTTCAGTAATGTGCCAGCATCAGCCATCCCTGCTGCAACTACCTCTGCCGCTGGCGGTGTAAAAAAGACGCCAGCAGTTACTGATATTGCCACGCAAACTGTTTCTGGTGCAGACGCAGCCGCTGTTGCAACTTCTGCAACCACCGCAGTAAACGCTGTAGGGACAAAGCTTAATGCGTTACTTGCTCAGTTGCGCGCTGCTGGAATTGTTACGCCGTAAGGAGGAATTATGAAGTGGATTCTTACTCATGACAGCCACCATCTTAAAAAGGGTGATGTCTATGAGGGTGATAATCTTCCGGCATGGCTTGTTGGTAAGGCTTCTTTGGTAGAAGAGAAGTCTTTCGAAGTGGCAACCCCGCAAGAAAAGACGACAAAGAGAAAGAAAGCAGAGTAAACTGAACCCGCATAATGCGGGTTTTTTATTGGGGGTTTCCATGGCTGTAAGATACGACATATTCACCACGCGGGATGACGGAGAGGTGATGCTTGACGAGCTGATGTCCGCTGACTGGACTGCGCTACAGGTTAACGTGATGCCACTTGATTCATCTGGTGCATACACGCCACTGGTTAGTGGAACCGCGTCCGTGAAGGTGTCGCCATTTGAGTCCGGTGATTACTGGATTGATGTCAACAATAATAATTATTACGGCGTAGCGCTGCGCCTGAAGATAATCAAAACTGAATTGCCGGCAGCGGTAAGTTCGCTGAGAGTTTCGGTGTGGCGCGCTGGCGTCTCTCCGCAATCGGTAGTAAACCTTCAACCTGACGTGGCGCTAAGCGATATTACCACGCAGTCATATATTGAACGCGCCAACAAGCAAGGCAAGCTGTTCACTGCGTCGCGCAGAGTAACTGATGTTGCTGGCAGCTCAAACCTTGACAGCATCTTTATCACCGGAACAAAACAGGTGATATTTAACCAGCGCATCATTGGTTATACAGGGAAAGGTGTTGTTGCGTCAATCTACCGTGAAGCCGTAGCCACTGGCGGCACCACTGCGGAGATTAATAACCCAAATGACATCGCGCCGCATACTGCAACAGCGCAACTTCTGACTGGCTCTACTGTGACAAGCATTGGGCAGCTGACGGTGGCCGCGACCTATAGTGAAGGGAACGCATCTAATCAGGGGCAGGGCAATTCACAGGCAAAACTCGGTGAACAGGTTATCATGGCGCCTAATACTACCTACCTGTTACGCATTACATCCATGGATACTGCGGCGCAAACTATCAATGCTTACGTTTCGTGGTTTGAGGATGGCGCTTATCTTCCGTGATAAAAGAAAAGCACCAGAATGGGCTTTGTTTACTTATGGTCGCGAAGTTGAATGAGATTATCAATCAGCCGCTGGATTGCGGCATTATCTTTAAATGCGATGTAAATTTCAGACTCATCAGTATCATTAGTTTTATCGCCAGGAATGCCGCGATTTATGGTATTCGCAAAAGCCATTAACTTTTCTCCATTGCAATAGCCAAATTTAATGCCAACGTAACCATCGCCAAGACGGGCAACTTTTGAGCCATCTTTCTGAGTAAAAACACCATTCTTTTTCATCACTAAATCCTCATTGGCATAACGATAACTTTTGCAGTCTCGCCAGTAGGCGCACTGATGTTTGCGACGGCGGCGCTGGTGTTGCCATTCAACTCAAATAGCACCGCTTCAAATTTCGGGTTAAACAACTTCGCCAGCTTCTCAACATCTTCCAGGTATTTGGCATTAAAGCCAATCTGTTCCGCTGGTGCGGTCTGCTTAGGAATGACGCGATCAATATCAGGGAATCGGCCATTAATCTCAGAGCAGATACCTGCGCCTACCATGATTTCATGCTCGTCATGGTAAGTAACAATACCTGTTTTGGTGTCCAGTAGCGCATGCGCATAACGCTTAGTTGGCGACTTGCTTACCGATACGATGACGTTACTTTTTATCTTGTTTTCGTGCTTACTGGCAATCATGGCGCGATGACCGTCAGTAGCGGCAACTCGACCATCAGGCATAAAGCAAATGCCATTCAGGTAGTAACGCACATCCTGTTTGGCCTGGAACATCAACGCGCCTTCAAGAAGTAACTTGCTGATTTTTAATTTCATCACTTCACCTTTATCATGTGTTGTTTTGCAACCTTCAGGCATTCATCGAAAATCTTGCCATTCTTTTCACTCTGGTTGCTCCTGTAGTGGGTAATTGCGGCCTCTATAGCCGCGTTGTCGATGCCTGGCAGTTTTTCGCGCAGGTTTTTCTCTATGAATTGTTCGGGGTTCATTATTTAACCTTTTTAGAATCATGGTCGCAGCCAATCATTTGATGAAAAACCCACGGAGCAAATCGACCAAGACCTATTCCAGTGCGCTCGCTTATGCTCCATACGGCAGCCCACAGCATGCGCCAGATGTTAATCATTACAGCTTCTCCAGAATAGCCAGAACTTCACCCAACTCAGCGGAAGGAAGGCGCAAAAATTCTTCTGTCTCCTGTGCCACATGACCCTCAGCAACCACCATATGATCTGCTTCTTTCAGCAACTGAATCAGGCGGTCAATCGGCTTAACTTTTTTGGCCTTGAGCGTTTTAGCCGTCACCTTATCTTTGCCCTGCGCTTTCGCTTCCTCAACGGCGGCATCAATAACGTTAACGGCATCATCGCCATGCTCACGTGCGACCGCAACGGCGTTGGCATAGCTGATTTGGCCTGCATTGATACGCTGCTTGATGGCATCAGGTACATCACCAAGTGACAGGTGCATTTGCACATCAGACACAGAGCGCCCGACCTTCTTGGCGATTTCTTCATTCGTCCACCCGAACCCTTTGAGGCGCACATAAGCCTTTGCACGCTCAAGCGGGTCGAGTTGCTTGCCCTGACTTGAAGACACCATGAAGGCGATTTTATCCGCCTCATCGCCGGTGAAGTCTTTGCACTCAATTCGCGCAATTGGCACGCCGCGCTCAATGGCACGCAGTGCTCCAAGGTAACGATGCTGGCCGTCAAGAATCTTGATGCGCTTTCCGTCGGCATCAGGAATAACAGTTAACGCCGGGATTGGCTGTCCTGATTCCCAACACTGCGCGAAGTATTCAACGTGCTGCTCATCGGCTTCGCGGATGTTGTACCCCGGCTCAAGGTAAAGCTGGTCGACAGGGACCTGATAACCTTTGTTGACCACGATTCCGCCGCGAGTTTCTTTGTCTGAGTAAATTTTTCCGAGAGATGTCATCTTCCCCTCACTTTGATAAACAGATTGCACTGGCAATGGCGAATCCGATAACGATTAACGCCAGCTTGATTTTGAACTTATCCCACGCCTTCAGGTCTTCTTTTCGTATTTCGTGGTGGATCATTTGGATTCTCCGAGTGCTTTCGCGATTGCGGCACGCTCTGACAGCAATGCTGGGTTATCAATTGACGCCTCATACTGATATGCTTCAACCATATTTTGCAATGCTTCCAGCAACTCCGGCGCGGCAGCGATGAGTTGCGCATTTGCCATTGCCACCGGACCGCGATGCTCATCATTATCAAACCAACTTGCGGATGAGCAAACATTCCCAACAGTTCCGCGCACCGCGTTAATGTCATAAAAATAACCGTTATCTTCGACTTCCCACGACCCCGGCGTACCTTTGAATTCATTCATCTTCATCACCTCTAACATTTATTGTTGTTTCTACGTCATCACTATAGCGACACCCTCAATCTACGTCAACACTTTATGATAAAATTAAACCAACAACACTCAACCCGCGCTGTTCCGTCCTGAAAAACGTAAGGCGGCGAAATTGGATATAGCAATCGGCGTTATCGTCATGGCGCTTTCGCTGGTTCAGGTGTACAGATGCTGGAAGTTCATCATTCGGAGAATAATTAATGAGAGACGCGCTTCAGCACGCCGCAAACCAGATAATTAGTGGCACTGTCGGCCAGGTAATCGACAAAGCCGGTTATACCTCCATCGGCACGGGTCTTGGCCTGAAGGTGGCAGAGCAGACGCCGGTCGCACAATCATACATTGCCTCAATGATCCCCCATTCGATTACCGAGTGGGCAGCGGTAGCCTCTATACTTGGCGCGCTGTCACTGGTGGCAAAAAACCTTTTTGAGATGTGGTGGAAGATTCGGGAGAGCAAAAAGAATGGCAGCACCGACAGCAAGTGAACTTGTCGCCGCCATGGCGTCAAGAGGCGTGACTATCACCACAGCAGACGCAACGGGAATCCTGTGTCTGGTGGCGAGCATCACAGAGTGTCTTGAGCTTAATTACCCTGAAGACACATGTAGGCAGGATGCAATTCTGCTATGGGCCTCAATCCTTATCGCCTCAAATACAGCCGGAAGATACATAACCAGCCACCGGGCTCCATCTGGTGCTTCGCAGTCGTTTGGCTATGGCAGCAAGCCGTGGATGGCCCTCTACAATCAGATGAAGCTACTCGATACGGCAGACTGCACAGGCGACCTTGTGGAAGAGCCTGATGGAAGTGCAAAGCCGTGGTTTCGGGTTGTCACCGGGAGTAAGTGCAGATGAAAACGTCAACATTAACTGTAAATATCGCAATCCGTAAATGGTGCATGCCGTTGCTGGTTATTCTGGTATTGCTGCGCCTTCCTGTTCCGCGCTGGATTTATACTCTTGAGGCCGCACCATGTCAGCGATAGCGAGATGGTGCTATACGCAGCCATGCACAATCTGGCGGCTTACTGGCAAGGATAAGTATGGCAAGCCAACATTCGCCGCGCCAGAGTCCATCGTGTGTGATTATGGCTTCGATAAGAATCTGACCACCGGCACAGCTGGCAATGAGATCGCACAGAAAAACACATTCTGGACGGAATATCAGAATGCGTCTGTTGGCGACTTCATCATGCTTGGCATCATTACCAGCGCTGACCCGCTGACCGCCGGAGCTGACCAGATTAGAAACGTCGTGAATTACGGCAACACACTAAATCGCAACGACCTGCCTGATTTTGCGCTGGTAACGGGGTAATGTATGAGCAGAAGAGAGAGACTTTTGAAGTGCGCGCAGCTTAATCTTGACTTGATGCGGTTAGGCGTCGAACCCATCTGGCAACTGCATTACTGGGTGAAATAATGGCCGCCAAAATGCGAGGTATCCAGCAGGCGATCAAGCGCACTCAGCAGATTGTAGGCGAGATTACTGGTGAGAAGGCGGTATCAGCAATAAAAGCCGCCAACTATATCATCAGGACTGAATCGGCCTCCATGACGCCAGTGGCCACGTCAGCTCTGATAAACAGCCAGTATGATACTGTTGAGGTTAATGGCACTCGCATAACTGGCAAGATTGGGTATTCCGCTAATTACGCCCTGTATGTCCATAATGCACCAGGTAAATTGCTTGGCACGAATACTCCGCGCACAGGGAGACTTAAAGGAAAGGGAAATGTATGGGATAAGAGCGGCGAGCCTAAATTCCTTCTCAAGGCTGGCGAAAACACACGCGAGCTTGTCGATCAGGTAATCAAAAAAGAGATGACGCTAAAATGAGAGATATGCTTGAGCTTGTTGACCAGTACCTTAGCGATGCCGGTCTTTATGATGGGTGGACTTCTCAGCTTGAGTTCTGGAACGATACCGAAGTTGGCACAGACCGGTTTATGGTGCTGCAATCCAATGGCGGCACGAACGTAAGCAAAGGGCTAGGTGGAGATTACTATTTCTCGCTCTATGTTGTCGGCCAGCAGGGTCAGTACAACATCGAGGAGACAAAAGCAAAAGCGCTTGATGTCATCGCATACATCAAAGAGCATCCAGTTGATAGTTGCATTGGCATGATTCAGTTGCAGGCTCCGCTTGGACGCCCGACGCTCACAACGGAGCAGAGACCGGTTTATGAATTGTTGCTGAGGGTTGTTTTTGGTGAATAAAAAAAGGCCGCTGATGAGCGGCTTTTAGTAGTCATTACTACATAATAAATAATCAATGGCATCGCCAAGATATTCGAATCGGGCATCATATCGCCCATTAGCATTTGCGACAACATACCACTTCCCGACCTTTGATATACCAGCAACCCTGCTATTATTTTGGTCAGCTATGCGCCAGTAATCATCGTGGATTTTTTGGATTTGTATCATTGCGCTCCCCGAAGATGGTTCCCGCGACAGGATTCGAATTATTGTTGTGGCCCTGGTGCCTCCAGGTTGCTGGTCGGTAAATCCAGCAGGCATACCCACAAAAGGAGCATATTTCTACCTTGCCACGTGCGCATAGCCGCATTACCACAACGGAAAGAGTACTGGCTTGGCTCGACATCAGATAGGGTGGAACAGCCCTCAAATGCCCAATGCTCTTACCTGTTGTGTGTTGTGGAGTGACGCACCATCTCACTCTTGAATGTTAACCCATTCCCGGCCCAGCAACACACGCTACGGTTAAGATTATTGCGCGTGTTGTATGGTCTTGCTGGTCACAACGGAAAGAGCACTCCAGGACTTACCACACGTACTTTTGCGCATAGGTCGTCACCAGTGCGGGCGTGTCCCCTGAAGCTACCTGACAATGCTCTTACCTGTTGTGTGCCCATCATTAATCACACCGGGCCAGTGCGCCGAATTCATTGACAAGGAGTCGGAAGACCTTGCTGGTGTTTAGCCGTTAGGCTACTGCCAGATACATTTCTTCGTTTGCATTTATCTTTGTGGTCAGTTTCTAAAAACCAGCAAAGTCGCACCGAAAACTATCTGCCATTAAATCTACACCACCAATCAAAACCTGTCAACATGATATAATGCGATTGTTTAGCTAAACAGAGAGGATTCTAAACATGGCTATTTGTGCAAATGATAATGGCATCATCACAGGTCGCCAGTCGCTCATCGAGCTGGCTGATGGCTGCTGGGATGCTGTGCCAGCAGAGGAAGACTGGAAGTTTTTTGCTCCCATGACCTCAAAAGGCGTCGACTTCAGCCCAAGCACCACTACCTCAGAGGCTGATGATGGCGATGGCTTTGTTGCGACGCTGGTCACTACCGCAGACCTCACCATTTCTGGTGATTTTGAAGTTCGCAAGGCCGACAAGGCTGATGAGTATGGCGTACATAACCTCATCAAATACTTTGTCACCGAAGTAAAAGCGCGTCGCCAGCCGTCGCTGTGGGTTCGCCAGACCACCGGAAATACCGTTGTCGTTGCTTACTGCAACATTACCGCACTGAGCTATGATGGTGGCACCAACGACATCATTACCGGATCGGTTGAATTTAAGCCGTATGATGGCTCTACCGTTGACGTGTCGAGCATCGAAGATTTGACGCTGACCACTGATATCAGTGCAACCAAAAGCGTTGCTACTGGCGCCACTCTGACGCTCGGCCCGGTAGTTGCGGCTGGCGGTGTCGAGCCTTATACCTACCAATGGTATAAAGGCACTTCGCCGATCAGCAGTGCTACTGCCAACACGTTCACCAAGACCACTGCTGCCGCAGGTGATGCTGGTACGTACTTCTGCCGCGTGATGGATTCGGCAACCAGTCCTGATTACGTTGACTCCACCAAGTGTATTGTTACCGTTACGTAATAAAAAAAAC